CGTTTATTTCACGGATAGGGAAAAAACCGAACACCGGTTATGGTCTACCCCCGAAAAAAAAGTAGAAGGTGAAAAACATTTGGAAGAGGCCCCAAACGATGTAGATGTTTACAAGCAGTCCAGAGCACTTGATTCTACCTTAAAAGCATTTTTGGCCAACGAAAAAGAGAATATTCTAAGAGATAGTCTAAGGCTTGATAAAGTTGATCGGAATACCGACCAGATTTACCAGATGAAGGAATTGCTTCAGGAGTATATCAAAATCCATGACCAATGAAAAAAGTTGTCGTTTTAAGGGATATCGATATTGATGGTAAGGCCACCCTTGGCACCTGTATTGTGTATGATGGCGACAAACAACTTTTTAAATCCGAATGTCTTGAGAGGGGATGGGTAAACAACATGAGAAATATTTCATGCATCCCTACCGGTATTTATCCGTTGCAGTTAGAATACAGCCCAAGATTCAAAAAAGAACTCTGGGAGGTGAAAGATGTTCCCGGAAGGAGTGAGTGCAAATTTCATTCGGCGAACTACTGGAGGCAATTAAACGGATGTCTTGCATTAGGTAAAGAGCGTCTTTATATTGATTCTGATAACATACTTGATGTCACTGATTCAAGAGATACCATGGATTTGTTCCACGAAGCCTTAGAAGGTGATATATGCGCAGAGTTGCAGGTTTTTAATGTTTTGGATTTACTGCTATGAAAAAATACGGGCCACAAATACTGATTGCTGTTTTATTGATTACCAACCTTTGGCAGTGCAACAACAATCGTAGCACCAGTAAAGCCATCCAAAGGATTGATGAAAAAATTGCAAAGTCAGAAGTAAGAGAAGAGTTGTTCCTAATCAAACTGGATGAACTGAAAGAAGAGCACAACACCATTGCTTTAGATTCAAACAAAATAAACGAAAAGCATGAAAAAATTCGCAGTATGCCTATTCCTGATGATGTCAACGATAGTCTCGTTCGGTCAATCATCGCCCGTGGCAAAAAACGATTCAACTAAACTAGCTATTAGTTATGGTGCCCAGGCATTTGATATGCTTGAGGTATATGAGAAACTGCTTTCCAATCAAAAGGCACAGACCGAACAATTGGGATTGGCCTACCAAGAATCCAAGATACAAACAGATTTATTGACCAAAAAAGTGGCTAAGATTAAAAAGGAATCATTCTGGCAAAAACTTTGGGCCAACATCAAAATATTAATTGCGGTTGCAGCCGGTTACGGCATAGCACAACTATAAAAACTTGAATATGAAATGTTACAGTGATTTTATCGTACAAGTGCCAAAAAAATATCGAGACACCATAAAAACAGAAAGTGGTGTTGAATTATTTGTGGACAGCCGGTGGAACCTCAAAGACACCGTAAACACCATCATGGAAATTCACGAACTCCCATTTGATTATGATGGCCCAATCAAAAAGGGTGATACAGTATTTGTCGATGCCACAATATTCATGGAACAGATTTATCAAAAAGGTGGCAAGCAAGAAAACATCTATTTGATTGACCGGAAGACTTTCAGTTATAAATTGAAACCAAACTTTATCATTGCATACAAGCCAAAAGATATTGTGACTTGGACAGCCTATGGTGAAAATGTATTGATTCAACCTATCAAGGAAACCAAAGAAAAAATTGGCAGCATTTTATTGCCTCAGTTTAAAGAAGATTCAAGGGTAGCCAAAGGCAAGGTTTTTTTAGCCAACCCAGAAACCGAATCAATTGGTGTAGACCTGGAACAAGAGGTTTACTACAACAACTATGTGGCCATTGATGTAAAATTCAATGACCAATGGCTTATTTGGGTAAGGAACAAAGATTTATTGGCAACCATTCAAAAAGATGCAGCATGAGTGAATTAGGGAAAATAGATGATTTTGTAGCAAACAAAGCTGAGGAAATGTTCAAAAAATGGTGCGACCTCTACGATAAGTATGATGAACTTATCAGTAAAGATTTGCTTCAGAAAGAATTGGACAAAATGAAAAACGCCGGTGATGATGAAGAAAAAAGGAGCGAAAGCGAGCAGAAGTATTTGAGCAAGCTTAAATCAAGACGGGTTGCCATTGAAGAGCAAGAGAGTATTCTTGATAAGATTATGACCTTGCAGCAGCAACTCAAAGAAAAAACGGACATTAAAACAGATGGTTCCACAACCACCAAACCAGTACACCCAACAGCGAGAAGAGCAAGAGGATAGCGTATGTTTCACTATATAGGCGAAAAAATAAACGTAATAACCGAAAAGGCCCGACTTTCTAAAAACAAAAGGAAGCAATGGGAGTATGGGTATGACCCAGAAATCGACACGGTTATTATCTCCAAGGATGGCACTTTGGGAGAAGTCTATAATGTGCAAGGTTTAAATATCGGATTGCCCCAGGCACCGCCCGACAAAGAAATCATCAATTATGGTTTAAACGCCTACAATCAAGTTTACAAAAGAAGGGAAATCCCCGCAGAACTTGAGGATAAAAACGTTGCCAAGGTAGTTTCCCAAATAAAGGGAAGGACCGAAAAAGAACGATTGGAAAAAAAGGTCAAGTATTACAATGACCTATGGACCCGTCATGCTGAATTTATTGACAGTGAATTCGATAAGCGCGAAAATGGAGTTTGGTATTTCATCAACGGAAAACCTCATTGGATAGTTGGCACCTATGATTATGTAATCCAAAACATGAAAGAGGAATCGGAACGCCCTAATTTCCGACAAATCCAGAATGAATTGATGATGTTTTGGGAAGCCTGTAAAGCAGACAATCGTTGCTATGGAATGCAGTACATCAAGAACAGGCGTATCGGTGCTTCATTCCTATCAATAGGGGAGTTGTTGGATGCAGGAACATTGGTTGAATACAAAACTTTGACCATTGTATCAAAGACTGGTGAGGATTCACGAAAACTATTCAAAAGATTGGTCCGTTCATTTAAAAACCTGCCAATCTATTACCGGCCATTGACCGACGGAACCAATGCGCCAAAAAAGGAATTGGTGTTTGATGAACCTACCAAACGTAAATCCAAAGACTTCCTTGAGGGAATAGGCGAAGGGTTAGGAACAACAATATCATGGTTGAACACCGCGCTCAACAGTGGGGATGGTGATGCAACATACAGGCTACTTGGTGATGAGAGCTCCAAATATCCACCAGACGTACCGTTCAGTAATTTTTGGCGTATCGTAAGAACATCCATGACCAAGGGTAAAAGAATTGTTGGTAAAGCAATGATTGTTTCCACGGTAAACGCCATGAAAAAAGGTGGTTCGGAATACAAGTTGGTCTATGACGACAGTAATCTGGAAACCCGTGATGCCAATGGAAGGACCAAATCAGGATTATATCCATTGTTCATCCCGGCCAAATACTGTTTGGAGGGGTACTTTGATAGATTCGGATATACTATTGTTGAAGACCCAAAAAGACCAACACGGGCCGATGACGGGGAATTGGTGACCACTGGTAGTGAAACCTTTTTGAGAAACGAACTTGAAGCGTTAAAGGATGACCCGGAGAAATACAACGAGCAACTTCGTCAATATCCAAATACAATCAAAGATGCTTTCCGAGATACCGTGGATGATTGCGAATTCAATGTGGTAAAATTACTTGAGCAGATTGATCACAACACGCACGAACTTGAAGATAAGTTTGAGGAAAGCGGAAAAAGATTTGTTGGTAACAAGGATTTGATTCGAGGCAATCTTTCATGGAAGGACGGTGTTCGTTTTTCAGAAGTGGTTTGGAATCCTGACCCTGACAACGGAAGATTTTTTGTAAAAAAAGGATGCTTACCGCCAAAAGAAATCCGAAACTCTTATCAGTCCAACACCAAATTCGGCATTACAGCTTTTGAACCTATGTTTTCAGACCTTGGAACAATAGGAGTTGACCCCTATAACCGTTCAAGAAATGCCGATGGCCGGGGTTCAAGTGGCTCAATGCACCTGACCACGCGGAACAACACCCATGGACTACCAAACGAAACCTGTATCATGGAGTACATTGACCGACCAAAAAAGGTAGAGATATTTTTTGAAGAGGCACTTATGGCCGCAATATTCTGGTCAGTGCCCATGCTTATAGAGTTGTCCAACGAAAGTTTTTTGAAATTCATCAAGGACAATGGATTCAGGCATTTCAGTATGAACAATCCTTTCAAGAAGTGGTCCAAACTGAATCCCACAGAAAAAGAATTGGGAGGGGCCCCGCCACAGGATTCAAAAATAGGTGATGACCAGTTCCATGCAACCAACTCCTATGTAGAGGACAGAATTGGGGTTTACCGAGGTGGTGATGTAAGGGAAAACGGCGCCATGGGAGATTTTCCATTCACAAGGACACTACACCATCTTAAAGAAGTAGATACCACAAACAGAACAAAATACGATGCCTATATCTCTTTTTCCCTATCTTTGTTAGGGAACAGGAAGCGCATCAAAAAAGTAGAAACAGAAAGGAAGCCGGTATCAGGGCTCCTTACACTGTACGACAACTCGGGTGATTCATCAAGAGTATTAAATCGATCGCGCAATGAACAAAGACAGAACATTCCATTCCATACCTGATCCACTAGCCCCGGAATCGGAAAAAAAATCGGATGCATACGGATTAAAGATGGCCGTGGCCATTCAGCAAGAGTGGTTTATCAATGGAAAACTTGATAAGCATTCCCTTTTTATGCAAAGGCATAATTGGATTAGGGAAATGAGGCTGTACAATAGGGGTGAGCAGGATATTGAAAAATACAAGAACATCCTTGCATCCAACAAACAACAACTTCAATTGATGTCGATGCAATGGACCCCAATAAACATTGCCGAAAAGTTTACCAACGTTGCCCGTAGCGGTATCAGTGATGAGCAATACCGATTGGATGTGCGTTCTGCTGATAAATTTTCATTGATTGAAAAGCATAAAAAGCGAAAGGAGCATATCAAGAACATGCACTCCAAAGAAATGTTGGAGCGCGTACTTGAGATGCAGGGAATCGATTTGAGGCCACAGGGATTTGTTCCAGAGGACATGGAAGAAATGGAACTTTACAATGAAATTAAGGACCGGCCAAAGCACGAGATTGCAGAAGAAATCGCAATCAACTATGTCAAAGAGGTCAATGGATGGGATCAAATCAAAGAGGATACTGATAAGGACTTGGTGGAATCGGATATCCAAGTTGCGCGAATTTGGACAGACCCACATGACGGTATTAAAATGGAATACGTTGACCCAGAGTCTTACGGCCACAGTTATGTTGAAAGAAAAGATTTCAGTGATGCATACTATCACTTTGTAATTGATACAGTTACGATTAATCAAATCAAAAACGAATCAGGATTTTCAGAAAAGGATTTACGCGAAATAGCCAAGTCTTACGCTTCTGAAAATGACTACAACCGTGATTTGAATTTTGACCGTTGCGAGCTCAATCAGATATTGCAGTTCAAGGTATATGTCATGCGTTTCTGTTACAAGACCGACAAAAAGGCCATCTACAAAAAATACCTTGACAAAAAGAACAGGACCAAAAAGGTTGCCGAAAGGGATGAAACGTACCAACCGCCAGAAGGAGCCGAGAACGCCAAGCTTGAAAGAGGCATGGACACTTGGTACGAAGGTTCTTATATCGTAGGAAGTCAAAAGTACATTTATAACTACAAGGAATGCGAAAACTTGTTGGTGGATGAATTGGACCGTGCAATGCCGCCATTTGTTGTCCAATCAAGCAATATCTACCGAAACAAATTGAAATCGTTCCTTAGCAATATCATTCCAATGTGCGATGACTTGCAATTGATTACTTATAAAATTAAACACTTGGTCAATAAATTGAGGCCAGATATGCAAGTGGTGAACCTTGATGCATTGGCTGAAATCAATCTGGATGTCCGCGGTGAGAGCAAACAGGCAAACTGGCGTACAGCACTTGATATTATGAATGTTGAGGGTATCATATTTGAAAGAACCATTGATGCCGGTGAAGAGGGAACCGAAAGAAAACAAGCGGCCCGACCAGGAGGCCAACAACAAGGTAGCGCATTAATAAACCTTTTGAACGTTTGGGCTACCCAATACAATTGGATTCGGGAAACCACGGGAATCAACCCGGCCATGGACGGTTCTATTGCTGCTGATTCGCTTGTTGGCACCAATCAAATCATGCAGTTGGCTGGAAACAAAGCGACAAGACACTTGGTAAAAGCAGCCACATTGTTCGATAAGCGTATTTGTGAAACCATATCCAGTAGGATCAAACAGATTTTCACCCATAAAGAAGGGAAGAAATTACAGGATATGTACCAAAGGGCTGTGGGCAAATTCAACCTAGATGCTTTGGAATCCATGTCCAATAGGAGTATGTACGATTTTGCGATGTCCGTTGAGTTTGTTCCAAGCAAGCAGGAAATGGATGAACTTCGCCAAGATTTGAACATTGCAATGCAAGAAGGATTTATTGATATTTCCGAAAAGGCGCGTATTATGGATGCTGCTAAATCGAATATCAAGAAAGCTTATCAGTATATGGGCTACGTCCGTAGGCGAAAGATAAAAGAGCGCATGAAGGAAACCGAGTTTAACAACAGGGTTCAAGCGCAGAACAATGCTGCTGCAGCGCAAGCCAAGGCACAAGCTGAATTAGAAACCTATAAGGGTAAAAAGCAAATAGACCTTATTTATGAGTC